CAGGACTCACTAGCGTAGGGACTTATTTTATGGGTTACTATGCTTATGGTTGTAGTAGTTTAACTTCTCTAATACTTCCCGATAGCACAGGGAGGTTTGGTAGCTATAATGTAAACTGGTCTGTTCCATCAGGGCGATTAGGTTACTTGTATGGATACACACCCGATTCTACCTCACAAACTGCGTGGAGAGCATTAACTGTTTCTGGAAAAACACTATACACAAACTATATTAGAGCAGAGGACCATGTGCTTCTGTCCACTACTCCAGTAATAGGTGCTAAATACCCTCTACCTCCCTTTAGAATAAGTTGAGATGGTATAATTAACTATGTTATCAGCAGTTCTAATTGTTAAAAATGAGGAAGAACTTTTAAGTAAGTGCTTAGACACTCTTAAAGGGGTAGACGAGATAATTATCACAGACACAGGAAGTACGGACAAGACTAAAGAGATCGCCAGTAAGTATACAGACAAGATTTATGACTTTCCCTGGATAGATTCGTTTTGCAAGGCTAGAAACTTCTCTAATTCCAAAGCTACGGGAGAGTGGATCTTAACCATAGATGCTGACGAGGAACTTTTAACCCCTATGAATACTATTAAAGATATTCTTAGTAAGACAGATAAGGAATTACTTAATGTTATTATTACAGACGGAAAGGGAAACGAGCATAAGTTTCCAAGACTATTTAAAAACTCTAAGGACATATTTTGGAGAGGGGATATACACGAGAGTTTAAGCAAGACAGGACAAGAGGACACTCCTATTACAATCAAGTACGGATACTCACCAGCCCATAAAAACGACCCTGATAGGACTTTAAGGATACTTAAAAAGTCTCTTAAAACAGACCCCAAACTAACAAGAGAGAGATATTACTTAGCAAGGGAGTATTTTTACAGAGAGCAATGGGAAAAGGCTATTAAGGAGTTAGACATATATCTTAAACTAGCCAAGTGGTTACCAGAGAAAAACGATGCGTGGCTTCTGAGAGCAAAGTGTTTGGCAGGTTTAGAAAAATGGGAAGAGGCTTGCGATAGTGCATGGCAGGCTCTTAAATACAACGCCAACTTTAAAGAAGTCCTAGAGTTTATAGGTAATCACATGGATACGGTCAATAAAGAGAGGTGGTTAAGTTATGCAAAGATAGCAGATAATAGGGATGTCTTGTTTGTTAGAACCAATAAAGGCTAAGTTCTTTGTAATGGTATAATTATATATTAAGAGGACTTTAGTTTAGTATCAATAATATGGCTAGAAGTAAAAGAGTCGTACAGAAATATCTTGATTTTAGTGGTGGACATCAATCGTTTACTTCTCCTTTGCTTTTGCGAGTAAATGAGTCTCCTTTTTTGTACAATGTAGACATAAGTAGACCAGGGAAGCTACAAAAAGCCTATGGGTTTGCACAGATTGGAAGTGGAGTAGGAAGTGGAGCAAATAGGGGGGTTTATGCTTGGAATAAAGAGAATGGGGATAATGAGTTGTATCAAGTATATGGTAGTGATTTATACAAATATTTAGGTAGTGCTAGTGGATTCTCTTCGGTAGGGAGTGGCTTTGGAACAGGAACAGGTCCAGTAGAATGGGGGGTATCTTTTATTAACACAGGAACAGGCGTTGGTACAGGGGCTGATACTTTTAAGGAAAGACTGTATATTACACAAGGAATTGAGGGTGAGGTCAAGTATACAGATGGAACTAACATGGGAACATTGGCTAATACTTATGCCAAGCACCTAGAGGTCTACAAAGGGAGGCTATATTTAGGAAATGTTAAAACTAATACCGAAACATACCCTTCAAGAGTGATATTTAGTGATGTAAGTAAAGACAATTTCCCGGCAAATAACTACTTTGACGATATGGGAGAGGCCATTGTAGGACTTAAAGAATATAGTGGTGCATTGTTTGTATTTACACAAAACAAGGTCGCAGCATGGGACGAGTATTCTCTAAGAGTTATTAACACAAACGGAGGTACTTCTAACAAAGAAACAGTACAAGTAACAGAAGGTAAAATGCTTTGGTATAACAGAGGGGGAGTTTACATGTATGCTGGTGGAACAGAGGGGACTTTAATATCAAGAGCAGTTGAAGACTGGCTAAGCGTTGTAGTAGATGCTAATAGTGTAACAGGTGGACTCGATTCAAGGGGTAGATACTGTCTATACATTGGAAATGTTACCTACGAGACTGTGGCTTACAAGAATGTGATATTAAGATACGATGTTCTATTGAATGCTTGGGATGTACTAATCAACAGACCTTACAAATACTGGACTAGAAACAAGGCTGGTGGAGTCTATGAGGTATATACAACCAATCCTGATGGACAAGAGGTATGGCAAATTGATCTGGGTTATGCCTTGAATGGCTCGGCTCAAGAGAGCGTATATCAAACTCCAAAGTTATACGGTTCGCCTGAGAATGTAGAAGATATTAAGAATGCCTACGAGGTGCAAGTAGTATCCAAGCCCTCAAACGCTAGTGGGGAGTATTTGACAGCCCAGTATAGAATAGGGGGGACAGGAAACTGGAGCAAGATAGAGGGTTCAACAAATAATGTAAGCCTAGCTGGTACTGATGAGATTAAGGTAGAAAGATTGATACTGCCTCCTAAAGCGGCTGGTAAGTTTGTAGAGCTTAAACTAAGCCATAGTTCAAGTGGAGCTGGTTTTTCTATTTATGGATTGAATCTAGTTTATGATGTAGAAGCAAAGGAGGATCACTAATGGCACTCACACTAACAGAACAGGAGATTAGAAATCAGTTAGGGGCTTATTTGACCAAGCCCTTGATAGTGGAAACGGGAGTATTGAGTACACAACAAACAAGCTCAGTAACCTCTATTGGAGAGGGTGGGGTACAAGGGAAATGGGTATTTGGACCTAATGGACAAATTATAGTTAATGATGGAACTAATGATAGGGTTTTAATTGGATTCCTAGGTTAAATGGCTAAATATGGTCTTAAAATTAGCAGAGCTGGTTTTGATGTTAAAACTGCACCCGATGATAAACTTGCCTTTAGTTCTGAGTATAAGGGTCTAAGAATAGCCTTAGAGGGTCAAGTAAGTTTAGTAGCAGGATCTAACCATATAGTAATTGACCATAACCTCGGATATAAACCTTTTTCCATAGTAAGTGCAACAGAAACCACCATATTTAATAAAACAATAAGACTTCCAGCAAGTTATGCATACTTGGGTGTTTATGGATTTTATGGTGGGTATACGCTTAGTACAACACAGTTAATTGCAGATTTGTATTTATCAGATGAGGGGTTAGAACCACAGGGAGAAGGGGTCCTTAAATATTACTTATTAGTAAACGAGATATGAGCGATTATGGTATAAAAGTATCAAAAGAGGGGGTTAGTGTACAAGGTGCAACAGGGGATAGTGTCTTAATGGACACAACATATAAGAACCTTAAATACATAAAAAATGTATATCTAGCTTCAGCTGGTCAATTTCCTCATGGTTTAGGATACGCCCCAGTCGCTTGGACTTGGGCTAAGGATAGCCAAGACTGGTGGGTAAAAACTAATCCTGGGTTAATAAATGTTCCTTCTACAAGTGGTGGAAGTGTAGTGGTACCGACAACAAGCTCTGATAGTACAAATATTTATTCCAGTGCTGGATATTGCGAATATCTAGCAGAGAAGGGTTATATTGGGTCCTCTACAGAAAAACCCACGGGGTATGGGGTAGTAGTGTCGGCTCCAGGAAAAGATGTTAAAACAGCACCTCCTTATGACAGAATATTTGACTCTTCTTTTAATACCTATAAGATATTTGCAAGTGGAACCGTTACACTTTCTTGGGCTGAGGGTGCAGAGGGTTGGATAAACGCAGATATTACACACAATCTTGGTTATGCACCAAAGGTTATTATTTTTGGTGAAGATGGGTCAGAACCAGCTTGGACAAGTGCTGGATACGAGGGTCAGGAAGTATTTAGATATTATTCAAATACAACAAAACTAAGAGTAGTGGGGCAAAGGGCTGATTTTTATGGTGGTATATTTGGTCCACTACCAGCCTATTCTCAGACTTTTACCTATTTTATCTTTGTGGATAGGATAGACGATAGTGAGTTTATTTAGATATGATATAATTATATATACGAGGGGATATACGAGGACTGTAAATTGATACATCTTAAAAATGGCCGTATACATTGTTCAGCCTGGGGATACTTTAAGTGGAATAGCAAAAAAACTAGGGATACCCAATTGGAGAACACTTTATGAGCAAAATAAGTCTGTAATAGGGAGTAATTACAACCTAATCAGACCGGGCCAACAACTTACTTATGGAAGTGCGACCCCAACAACATCAGAACAAGCAATACCAGAAGGCACAGGGGCTTCAGCAATTGCACAACAGATAGCAGAAAATACACCTACTAATTTTGCAGAGGTTTTACCATGGGAACAATATTTCACACCAGAACTAGCACAGGGTAGTGCAGAACAGGCTTATGCTCAATATTTTGCACCGATAGCACAACAGAGACAGGAAGAATTAGAGAGTGGATTTGCCAATAGGGGATTGATTAGAAGTGGAATACGAGGTCAATCCCTTTCTGACTTGTATAGGCAATTAGGACAGGAACATCAAAAAGGAATAGAGGCAGATGTATTACAACAAAAAGCAATGGCACAAGAAGACTACAATAGAATGCAACAGTTGTATGAGAATAGTGCTGGTAAGCAAAAACCGACAGCAACAAAATACACACCTTACAAAGTAGCAAGGCCTGTTACAGACGCAGGTACTTATGGAAGTTCTTATCTTGATTGGCTCAATAGGGCTACAAGAGTTTAAAAGAGTTTAATTAATTAGATACAAAAATGGCAACAACAGCACAAAGACTAGCAGAATATGAGGACTTATACAGAAAGGCACAAGCCTACGACCCAAATGCCTTTCAAAACGAGTTTGAGAAGACTTATGGAGAGGCTACCAATTATAATAAAGACCTTATAGAACAACAGGCACAAGCCTTAGGAGAAGTTCAGGCTGTTGCACCAACACTAAGAGAGAGATACATGAATACCCTGATTACAGACCCCACTGCCCAAATGGCTTTAATTGCTCAAGCTAGACAGGCCCCTATTACACAATGGAGTACAGCTTCAAACTTACTTAACGCAAGAGGTCAAAGATACCAAGATATTCTAGCTAAGGCCTTAGGGGCTTATCAGACTTCAGCACAACAGGCCAACACAGCAGCAGAGAATGCTTGGAGGTTATACCAAGACGCAGTACAACAGGCCCAATTTAATGCACAACTAAGGGCAAGTAGAGGAGGTGGTGGCACTACCCAACCCCAGTTGACCCTTGAGGATATATTAAGAATAGCAAGAGAACAGGGAAATACACAAACACAAACACCGATAACCCCAACACCAACAACTCCAGATACACCATACTGGGGCGCATTGACAGCAGCCGCAGCTTGGGAGCCTGAGAATAATACATTAGCAAATATCTATAATGGACTAAGAGATACAGTTGGTAAGTTCGTATATGAGAACCCGACCCCTATCTCTTTTATCAAGAAGTTATTTAACAGAGGAAAATAGTAGTAAATTAAGTAATATATAAATGAGTATTCTTACAGACATATTAAGAGGTATCACTA